TTCACCTTACCTTAAACCTTATATCCTTATACACCTACAGAATCGTAAATGTAAAAATCATCATCTCTTAAACTATATATTAAATATGGAATACATAATTCATCACACATTTTCTTATCTAATTTAGAAGGTTTAGAAGAACTATTCACATGAGAATGATAAATATATAATATATTATAATCTATTAAAATTTTTGGATTTATAGCAAAATGAATATTTTTTTTAGGACTAACATTTTCACACGGTTTAAAATATAAACCAGAATCATTATTAAAAATTATACCACAAGATTCTTGATCGGGAAATTTATGGGCATAAGTTTTTATTTCATCAAGAATTATATCAGGTATATTACTCAACAGGATATCTTTCTGTTCCAGGAAAACCTCCAAATCGAATACCGCGATGAGTTCGCTCGATTTTACTATGTTTTAAAAATGGATTGATGTTTTTAATAATACGACTCGGTTCATTTTGTCCATAAGCGAGCCAATGATCCCTACCCCAATCTTCTTTTGTTCGAGTATCACCATCGGCAACTTGATTATTATATGCGTTAATTAAATCTGTGTGATCATCAACATATTGCGCATAATCATGCCCGTCACCTGGATCAAATCTTTTTTTACAAGCTTCAATACTTTTTTGACATTCATCTTTTAACCAATATTCTTTATCAAAAAATGGGTGATGCTGACTAGCCAATGAATGTGTTTGAATACAAACAAACACGTGAGGCGTTGATTTGTATGGATTATTAGAATTTCTAGGAGTTATTTTTACTGTCTCTCCTAAATTATAACCATCTGGATTCTCGGCATTTTTCGATTTTCCGTTCCGATTCCACTCTGGGATATCTAATAAGCCTCTAGAGTATTCGTTGGGATCAACATAACCTAGATCGTAAACCCCTTGTGTGTCAGTAATTTCTGCATTTTTAGCGAATCCTTTAGTTAGATCCTTACCGTCAATAGTTTCAATAGCTAAACCTTTATATCCGCAACCAACAGAACATCTATATGTCCAATTACAATAATTTGACAATACAACCCTAGCAGGCACTCTAGATTCTTCTAATTCTAAAGCGGAGACTAATTCAAACTGAATATGATCCTTAGTTTCTTCTGTTTTTTTATTTATGAAATATACATCATCAGGCAAATGAGAATCTGGATCTGATTCGCCAAACGGATTTTTACCTTTTTCATTCAGGTTTCTGTTTTGAAAATTATCATCATCTAAAAATCTAGCATAAGTTCTTTTTCTTGTAACCTTACAATTCGCGAAATCATCATTGGAATGAACTATATTTGATAATAAACCTTCTGGATTAGCAATTGTAAGCTTGGGCCTTGGTAGTCTTCCATCCGCTCGAGCTTCAAACTCTTCTGCTTTAATAGGAAGTGGTTGATAGGCATAACCTTGCCAATAAATAGGATTTGTTCCATTTATCATTCCGCAAAATCTGTAAATAGGTTCAGAACCAATATTTATACCTTCTAAATCCTTTAGCATTTCAAAAGAGTGTTGTATATTACTAAAGTCTATTTCATAAAGATCGATTACGACATCTGGATTGAGAGATGCGAGTTGTTTATTTAAATTTGAAATTGCTTTACTCATTATAATGGAGATGAAATATATATTTTAAGTTCACCAGTTTGGGGGCTGTAAGCTGTAGAGCTATTAATTTCTATATCGCAATAGTAATATCGTTCATTATTTGAAACTATCAAATCTCCCTGCACGACATTCGAGTTATTCGTCCAATTAACTTGATCTCCGTCCGCGTCCGCCAATAAATTAAGATCCTGCTCGCTTACGCCATTAAATTTGATATCAATATAAGCTTCTTCGCCGCCATCAATTTGTGTTGTCGTATTTTCTTTTAAAAATTCAGATATCGTAAAATATTCACAATCATAAAACTCAGTTGGAGAATTTGTTGAAACTCCTGATTTTATTTGCCCTCTATTGTTTTGAAAAAATGTATTCTTCGCGCCTTCAATTACCTCAAGATAGTAGGGGTTTGACCCAGTCATAATATCAAACATATGCCCATTCTCAAGCCCATTACTATAAGATTTAGAAAATCTTACAACCTTATTTCTTAAATCGAATTGAGAAAAATTTAACGCATTATCGTTCGGCAAAGTAACTATATAATCATTTCTATTTAATAGATTTGGTTGCACTGCAGGAACATTGTTTCCCACTTGCCCTAATATAGAAAATGTATCTGGAAGTTGAGGATTAAGATTGGCACTAGTTAATGTAATAGGTTTATCTCCAATATTTTTTAAGAACATTCTTTTTTTTGCAACTTGATCTGTTGTTACTATGCCTCCTTGACCCTTAATTGCCAACGCAAGAGGAGAAGAGAAAACTAATTCTCCATCAGCTAATATCGGAGGAGATTGAGCCGAGTCTAATTTTTCAGGATCTATATTAATAGGAAATTCTTCAAATTTCGCAGATATACTATGATTATTTTTATAATTGTATGTATGAGTCCATTCTTGACACACAAAATTTCTTTTAGTATCGTACGGAGATGGAGGAGTAAAAGCAAAAGGTAAATACGCAAGATGTTGCTCTAAAAAATGCAGTATCGCATACGCTTCGTCATCATCTCTATTGTTAAATTGAAGATTTAAATTGAGCAAGCTTTCATTCATGCCATCTTTATAAATTTGCGTATAACTTGTTCCCATAGCAATTTCTTGCATTCTTGGTTTTTGAGAAACACTTAATCCAATAGAAGGCTTCCAAAAGAAATCGCGCGTCCAATAGTCTTTATTTAAATCTTGATAATATCCGCTTTCGCGCGTCCAATTTAATTCGTCTGATACCGGAGGAACGTTTGAAACACCAACATCATAAGCATCACCACTATGAAAATAATAGTATCTATGATTTCCAGAAGCAAATACAACATCATTTTTTGAATAAAAAGCTGTGCCAGTATAATCATCTGCAGACTTGACATACAATTCTTGAGATTTTCTCAATATCGATGTATTTAAGTTTCTTAATCTTAAAGTAACATCATTACTATTTTCAAAATTTAAAGAATGATTAAATTCAGAACAATAAAATGTTTTTGACTGCATTTCATTTGAATCGTATGGATGAAAAGTTGCGTTACCATCCCATCTAAAACCCGAAATTCCTTGCGTATATGCCAAATTAGTAGATGCAGAATCTTTTTCCATTTGCCCAAAATGATTTTCAACAAAATGAATAATTGCATTCGCTTCTCGGCTTGTTCTATTCTTAAAATTTAAATCTACTTCAAAAGATAATGAATTTATATTTTTTGGCTGTAAAACGTAATATCCATTACCAAATTGTTGCTTAAAATTATTACCCTTAAAAGATGCAGAAGATCCATAATCAGCATCAAAAAAGAATAAATCAGCTGTCCATACATCAGGATCATTTGCGGGGCTTAAATTGATCCCAGATAAAGATATATTATTTGTAGACTCGGGTTCATAATTATTAACTTTAACATTTTCATTTATTCCCTGAATTTGAATTCGAATAGTTTCAGAGGAAGGATCTTGAAAATCCTCTTCTATTTTTAATATATTATAAAATCCATCAGAATTGCCAGTAGTTCCATTAAGGTAAACCCGTTGACCTTCGTGCAGTTCATTACCTACTGGGTTAGTTTGATATGCACTATCATAAATAAAATAAGAAGGCAATCCATTGATATGAGGCCCCTGAGTATCATCTATCGTAAATCTACCTGATCCAGAAATATATAAAGAACCACCGTCAGCAACATCTTGTCTTGCATAATAAAATAATCCATCCCCAGTATTAAAAACAAAATCAAATTTTTTATAATTAACTCCAGTCGTAAATATTCCAGAATAATTAGAGACATTTGTTTTCGGTATCAAACCGTCTGTTTGCGGCCCGCTCATTTAATAATTTGCTTGATTGTAACAGATCCAGCGGAGTATTGACCTTCTGCAATTGATACAGATTGATTTTGTATTTTTCCAACGCAAGAAAATTTAGCAATTTTACTACCATCAATAGAATATAAAAACGCAGAAATAGAAGAATCAGTTTGAGTATTTAATCCTTGTCCATATGTTTGCGATATTCCATATGGATTTAAATTAGAAACAATATCATTCGCCTCAACAGTCATTTCGGCTTCTATACTCTCAACAGAAACTCGCGTAGGAACAACGCCATCTGGAGAAGTATTTACAGATGTATGTTCGCCGTCTCTGATATGATTATATTCTTTTCTATTCACTACTATATTATAACCTAATTTTTTAATTTCAAAATCAGAACCTCCAGTCGATGCGTTCAAATTCCCAAAAGATTTTAAAGCATGAACAAAATCATTTTCTGTTTTACTTGTTTCCATCGCCGAACTTTTTCTTACTGATCCATATATATTATAAGATGCAGTAGCTTCAATTATCTGAAACGGAGTCAAACTAAATCCAAAAGACTTTAAATACATATTATCAAATCTATATCTACCAACTAAATTATTATGTATAGGATATTCATCCATACCATCTTTAATCTCAAACATGCGTTGAATATTATTAGTAATATTATCTTTTTTAAAATCTTCTGCAGTAATTAAAAATGTTATATCTAAAGTGCCGCGAATACCACCGACTGGAGCAAAATTTACAAAATCAACTTTTGCACCTCCTGTTTCTGGATCGTAATCTCCGTATACTCTTTCTGCTTGCAGCGAGGGAGCTATAGATAGATTCGCGGATTTAACAAACAGGTCTTTTCCGCCGACCATAATCTTGCCTCGTTCAAATCTTAAAAAAGGATCACTCATGAGACTGGATTGTGCAAGGTTTCGTAACCTTTATATGTTAAAGAAATTGATATTTCTCCTTCCACGCTGGAAGATATTGATTCGCTGATTAATCTTACATTACTACCCGTAAAAGAATTGATCATTTCGTCTGTCTGTCCATCTTTCAATTCTATTCTTACATTACTTTTCGGCGCAGAAATAATTCTATCTTTTATTTCTCTTATTTGATATTCATCTGCAATCATCGTAAAATTTATATCTGTTTCAATCGGATATTGAGTATCAACTTGAACTGGCTCTAAGTTCGCGTATGCTGGCCCGCTATCTTCTTCCTTATCCCAATCATTTTTATTTCCTCTAGGAATAGCATATACAGGCAAAAGATTTAATGTTCTACTATAACTAAAATCAGTAATTGCATCTATACTAAAATCATCTACATTAATTAATATACTAGATTGATCTGGAAATTGTATAGGAGGATGAGTATTAGTTTCTGATTGAATGCTTACTCCGCTACCAAGCTGACCGTATACTCGAATATCTGTTTGAACATCAGGAATATCCCCAACAGTACAGCTTACAGTATATCTCGATATGCGACCCTTATTAAAACCAAATCCTTTAGTATCGTTATCGTATAATATCGCGCCACTAATTTCTTGATTATCGTAAGTATATTTACCAAGGGAGTCGATTTCAATTAAAGGATCGCGGCTTACCATTTTCCTAGATATTGAAAAGTCGCCTTCAAGTGGAGCATCTATCATCGCATCAACAAAACCAACACCAGCGACTTTTATTGGTTTTTCTGCTATACCATAACTTCCATTTACATCAACAACACCAGATAAAGCATAACCATTAACAATTACTTTTTGTTCGTAATTTGAATAACTCATGATTTTCCACTCAACAAGCCTCCAGGTCTTTGCTCTTCAACAATCACACTTACTACTTGAGCTTTAATTCTTTCTGCTAGTTGAGATGAGTTTTGTTGCTCTTCAGATTTTTCTGCAGGATTTGTTCCAACATCAGAATCAGAGCTTTTTTCTTCAGAAGATTTACCGCGTTCCATATTAATTGATATATTAATATTATTAGTATTTCCTCCAGATATTCCAGAATCAGAAGATTCTTGCATTGGAGTTACAGGTCCACCTTCATTAAATTTGCCTGCATTAATCATGTCAAGCATGGGCTTTCCAAGTTGTCTTGCAGAACTCGCGCGAATAACATATTCTCCTTCGCTAAGCATTGCTGGAATTTGATCTATTCCAGATTTACCAGAAATATGACCGCCGCTGGCGTATTTATT